CACTACGCACACGTAGACTGCCCAGGACACGCTGACTATGTAAAGAACATGATTACAGGTGCAGCTCAAATGGACGGTGCAATTCTTGTCGTTTCAGCAGCTGATGGTCCTATGCCTCAAACAAGAGAACACATTCTTCTTGCTAGACAAGTTGGTGTTCCATACATCGTTGTATTTATGAACAAATGCGACATTATGACAGACCCAGAAATGCAAGACCTTGTTGAAATGGAAATCAGAGAATTGTTGAACAAGTATGACTTCCCAGGAGACACAACTCCAATCATCAGAGGTTCAGCTTTCCAAGCTATGACAGCAGCACAAGAAAACAATGCTGATTCACCAGCACTTCAACCAATCCAACAACTTCTTGATGCACTTGATTCATACATCCCAGAACCAAAAAGAGATGTTGACAAGCCATTCTTGATGCCAGTTGAAGACGTATTCACAATCACAGGTCGTGGAACAGTTGCAACAGGTAGAGTTGAAAGAGGCGTTGTTAAGATGGGCGATACCGTTGAAATCGTTGGTATCAAAGAAACAAAAACAACAACAATCACAGGCGTTGAAATGTTCCGTAAACTTTTGGACCAAGCACAAGCTGGCGACAACGTTGGACTTTTGCTTCGTGGTGTTGAAAAGAAAGACATTGAAAGAGGACAAGTTATTGCTGTTCCAAAATCAATCACTCCACACACACAATTCCACTCAGAAGTTTATGTATTGAAGAAAGAAGAAGGCGGACGTCACACTCCATTCTTCAATGGTTACAGACCTCAATTCTATTTCAGAACAACTGACGTGACAGGAACAATCAAACTCCCAGATGGAGTTGAAATGGTTATGCCAGGCGACAACATTTCTATGGACGTAGAATTGATTACACCAATCGCTATCGAAGAAGGATTGAGATTCGCTATCCGTGAAGGTGGCAGAACAGTAGGTTCAGGCGTTGTTGCTAAAATTATAAAATAATCACAACACACTAAATAAAAAGCATCGAGCAATCGATGCTTTTTTTGTGTCCAAAACATTTTTGTTTAGCCATTGGAAATGACAATTTATTTTTAGTTAGAGTTTTGTATTTTTAAGAATGACTTAATTTTGATGTGAATTATGCAAAAAGCACTTGATTTTTTTTGGGTAAACTGCTATAATAACTTTGCAAAACAGTGGAGGCACTGTTTTTCCTTGTCTAGCATTTGCTGGACCCAAAGACCATAAGGAGGTAAGAAAATGATTAAGAAATACGAATTGTATTACATTATTGATGCAAGTGCAACAGATGAACAACGTGAAGCGCTTATCAACAAAATTTGTGATTTGGTCACAAATCAAGGCGGAACAATCGAAACTCTTGACAAACAAGGTGTTAAAAAATTAGCATATCCTATTGACTTCAAAAATGAAGGATACTATGTTTTAATGAATTTCACAGTTGATTCAAGTGTTCCACCACAAATGGAAAAACAAATGTTGATTATGGATCACTATATTCGTGGTTTGTTTTTAGCTAAATAAGAAGGAGAAAAAAATGAACAAAGTAATTTTGATGGGAAATCTTACGAGAGACCCAGAACTTAGCACTACATCATCAGGAATAAACTATTGCAGATTTTCAATAGCTGTTCAACGCAAGTTCTCAAATGCGGAAGGCGAAAAAGAAGTTGACTTCATCAACATTATCGCTTGGAGAGCACAAGCGGATTTTTGTGCTAAATATTTTAAGAAAGGTCAAAAAATGGCTGTAATTGGCTCACTTCAAACACGTTCCTATGAAAACAAGGACGGAGTCAAAGTGAACACTTTTGAAATTGTTGCAGAAGAAGTTGAATTTGCTTCAAGCAAACAATCAAATGACGACAGTGCTGAACAAGCAACTGGCAACGAAAGTGTGACAAAATTGCAACCTGTTGAAGATGACGACCTACCATTCTAATAAAGGAGAAAATCATGGAAGAAAATCAAGAAGTAAAGGTTGAAGAAGTTGTAGAAGTAAAAGCAGAACAACCAGCAAACGAACAACCAGTTGAAAGAGAATATAAAAAATCATTCAAAAAAGTTCAAAAGAAAAAGGTTTGTGCTTTTTGTGTTGAAAAAACACCAATCGACTACAAAGATGTTGCAAGAATCAAAAGATTTATCACAGAAAATGGCAAGATTTTGCCACGCCGTCAAACAGGCACATGTGCTAAACACCAAAGAGAAATTGCAAACGCAATCAAAAGAGCAAGATATATGGCTCTCATTCCTTACACAGGAGATTAATAAAAACACCTTTCGGGGTGTTTTTTTTGATGATGAATGTGTCTTGTCGTTAAAGGACAAATTCTTTTTTAATGTTATTTTATTTCTACCTATGTCATTATCTAACTCCCACTTATGTTATTATTTAACTTTCATCTATGTCATTATCTAAGTTCTAACTATGTAATTATTCATCATTCACACTATGTCATTCTGAGCTTGCGAAGAATCTTTTGCAAAGTGGTTGGGCTTAATTTCTATAATAAAATGTGTCAATTAAAAATGGAAAAAATGTTCTAAAAAATTGTTAAAAATACTTGCCTTTTGAAAAATGTCGTGTTATAATCAGCGTGTTCAAAAATCAAATGGGGTATGTATCACTGCACATTTTGACTGAAATATTGGAAAAAACATTTTTTTTACAATATATTAGAACAAATATTCTATAATTTTTGAGGAAATCAAAAATACAAATTGATTTTGTACAATATTGTAAAAAATTGTAAAAAAAGTTTGACATTTGAAATATGTGCATATATAATACCTGCGTCATTGCGGACAAAGGAGTAAGAATGAATAAAAAAGCGATAGCGTATGTGATGTTAAAGAATTTTCCTTCTTATGAAAAATTTATTAGAAACATTGATGAAGAAGTCAGGTTTCGTGCTTGCAAATCACACACGACAACGTATGGTTATGGTGCGGGGTGTTTGAGCATTGATGATTTGACGACGCAACTAATGAAAAAAATTGAGCAGAAAAGATACATAGTCAATGCAAGAATTTTGGTGCTAGAAGCATTTAAGTCAATGCAAGAGCAAGATGTTGAAATTTTGAAAGCGAAATTTTGGGAACGGAAAACATTGCAAGAAATAGGAAATGCGTTTGGTTTCTATCCGCTTCAAGCAAGGAGAAAATTGTTGAAAGCATTTGTAAGTTATTTTTCTAAACTTGCTTTAAGTGACGAATTCTTACAAATTTGTGAAGATGAATTTAATTTTTGTAAACCGCTACTTATTGATTATGCAACAGTGCTACAAAATCAAAATGTATGTAAATTATGGTTTTCATAATTCTTTGTCATCATATTCATCAAAGATTTCATATTTTTTTGTTTGAATGCCTAGTTTTTTGAAGGGCTTTTCTTTTTTGCTATTTTGGGGTTTTAATGCTAGAAAATCATTGTTTATTTTGCCAGAAGTGATGAAATATATAAACAAAACAACAAAAAATGGAACGCAAGCAACAAGAACAATGAAGTATAAACTTGCATCAAGTGTTTTGTAATTCGTGGTTGTTGTGGTAGTTTTTGTCAATGTTGTTTGACTATGGTCAATTTCTTTCTCATTTTTTACGTAATTTATGTCTATTTTTTCACAAAAGTTAGAAATTTGTATTGTTTGAGTGTTTGTTTTGTTGAAACTTTTTAAGCACTCAACAAGGCAAAGTGAAAAAGTGGCAAGACATATTACAAAGACAATTTTAGCAAAGTGATTTTTGATTTTGTTTGTCATTTTTACCTCAGTTTATTATAGCAAACTTGATTGTTTGACTTAAAAAATCTAAATAACCTTTTTTGGAGTAAAGCATTGTATTATGGAGCAAAAAAAAATAATATGTCGTCTTTTAGAAATTGAAAGAGAGCAAATCAAACGAGAAAAAGAAAATCATTTGACCAATTACAACACGGGCAAAGTCGTTCACAAAAAACAAGTTGCTTTTCACAAAGCGCAAAGCCGAAATCGGTGGGTGTTTGGTGGCAACAGGTGTGGCAAAACGGAATGTGGTGCAGTGGAAAGTTTGTGGCTTTGTCTTGGAATACATCCCTACAAACAAAACAAACCAAACGTGGCTGGCTGGGTCGTTTCGCTCAGCCAACAAGTTCAACGAGATGTCGCACAAAAAAAGATTTTGTATTACCTAGACAAAAAGCAAATTGTAGATATTGTGATGTTGAGTGGCAAAAAAGATTCGCCCGAAAATGGTGTGATCGACCAAATAATTTTGAAAAATTCTTTTGGTGGACATAGCATTTTGGGCTTTAAGTCGTGCGACCAAGGTCGTGAGAAATTTCAAGGTACAAGTTTAGATTTTGTATGGTTTGATGAAGAGCCACCTTTTGACATCTATCAAGAATGTCAATGCGTGTGCTTGACAAGCGTGGCGAAATTTTTGGAACGATGACTCCACTCAAAGGTTTGAGTTGGGTTTATGATGAAATATACTTAAAGGCAAGTGATGACAGCACGATATGGTGTGAATTTATGTCTTGGGACGACAATCCATACTTGTCAAAAGATGAAACGGATTTGCTTTCAAAGACCTTGTCGGCTGACCAGTTGCAATCGAGAAAGTATGGAAAATTTCAATCATCAACGGGGCTAGTTTATCCAGAGTTTGACCCAAACATTCACGTCATAGAGCCATTTGAAGTGCCACGAGAGTGGTATGACAAAATAAGCATTGACCCCGGTTTGCACAATCCTTTGTCGGCACATTTTTATGCGGTAGATTTTGACGGGAATGTTTATGTGATTGCGGAGCATTTTGAAGCGGAAAAAGATGTTGCCTATCACGCAAATCGTTTGAAACAAATTGCGGACAATCTAAATTGGCCACGAAATAGCAATGGGATGCTCGAAGCATTGATTGACTCCGCTGCCACTTCCAAAACTTTGTCTAGCAACAAGAGTGTAGTGGAACTTTTCTATGATAATGGAGTTTTGGCAAATCCCAAAGTCAACAAAGATTTATTTTCAGGAATTGCAAGAACAAAATCATATTTGAAAGACCTAAATGGTCGTGCAAAATTGTTTATTTTCAAAAATTGCTTCAACTTGATTTATGAATTGAAAAAGTATTGGTGGAGCAATGGAGATAATCCCATAAAGAAAGACGACCACGCACTTGATGAAATGAGATACTACCTTATGTCACGGCCAGAGCCGACAAAGGGGGTCAAAATAAAAACTGTTGTTGAGCAAGACAAGGACAGATTGATTAGAAATCTAAAAAGGAAGGGACAAATGTCTTTATGAAAAAGAAAAATATCAAAATTGACAGCGCACGTGCTTCACCAACGGACAAAGAAACAATAACTATGGCACTATTGCAAAAGGCACTTGGTTATGAAGCAAATGAAGTTGTCGAAGAATATAGTTGTGATGAACAAAGCGGGGAACTCAAAATGTGTAAGAAAAAAATAACTACAAAGCAATTTCCCCCTGATTTAGATGCAGCACAAAGTTTGCTTGAATTGCTAGATTTTCAAAATCAAAAAATTCAAGAATTGAGCGATAGTGAATTGGAGCAAGAAAAACAAAGATTGCTCGAAGAATTAAAAAATATACATGGAGATAAAAATGAAAATTGAAAATACAACATTTGGTTGCAAGTGTGAATTTGGTGGTTGTGGAAACATTGCAAATTATGTAATTGAGTATGGCGAAAGCTCACGCAAGGGAAGGTTGTTTTTGTGTGGAAATTGCCAAAAGGAATTGTATAGAAAATTGGGAGAGTTATACACGCCCAAAAGTATAAAAAACAAGTTAAATCAATCCTCGCAAAGGGACTTGAAAAAAATGTTTAGCGGAGATGATAAAAATGCAAAATAAGAAAAAAGTCAATAAAAACACAAA